ACTAATCATATTTGTGATTTGTGATGTTCTTCTTGCACAGATTAGGATCTTATTAAGAATAGGTTGTGTTACATCCATATTATATTCATCAATCGTCTTTAGAATATTATCAGCATCATCCTCACAAGTTGCCTTCCTATCTCTTATCATCTCTAGTTCCTTAACTACAACTTTAGGTGGTAAGATATGACCCTTATTTACTAACTCAGGTGCAGGAACTTGTTCTAATACTTTACCATAAACATACTCATCATTCATTCCAACTTCTTCACTAGAATTGCCATGCTTAGGAGTAGCAGTAAAGAAGAAGCACCTACGATTATTTGTAGTTGCAAAAAATCTAGTAGCAGGGTGGAAATGTTGCTGAACACTATTATGTGCCTCGTCAAAGTATATTGTATCTACAGGAATACTCGACTCCTGTATTCTATGTAATGAATGATATGTAGAAAATATAATTCTATTATCATTCCAGTTACTTACAACCCAGTCAAATATTGACTTACTATCTGTTGTTGAATAGTGGTTAGTTTCACCACTATGTACATGCAATACTTTAACTGGATGTACTAATTTAAGGAAATCAGACGATAATTGTTGTGCTAATAAAATACGCGGAGCAACAACAACTATGGTTTGATTCTTCTTACTTAACTGTGAAATAGCATCACTAATCATACAAATAGTTTTGCCACCACCAGTTGGGACAATCACTTGCCCTCTTTGGTGATTAGACATTTTATTCACGACTCTTAGTTGATGCTCACGTAATTCAATCATATAATAAGTATAGCATAGTGAATAACGTAAAGTCAATAAAGACTACGTTGTAGACCCACACAGGGTCTTCATAGAGCATACATTTTAGACGCTTCAGTTATTAATATTATTATCCCACTTTAGGATCATAAGATGATGCTGGGTTTTCTTTCTTCTTCTTAATATCTTTAACTAATCTTTCACCTGCTCTTGTAATCTTCTGCCTTTCTGCTCTACTATATGCTCTCTTAGTAGGAGTAGCACCAGGTTTTCCCCTAACAACTTTATACTTAGGATCAACTGCCTTAGTTGTTTTCTTAGACAACATCTTAGATGCTGTTTTCTCTAACTCCTTTTTATTGCCACCAGATTTACCTGCTCTTCTCTCTTGTGCTGCCTTACGTTGCTGTTCTCTTGGAGATAACGAAGCAGATCCTCTTTCACGAGTTGGTTGTTGAACTCTAGTAGATGCTTGACGTTGCTTACCTATATCTTTTCGTGATTTGTACTCTTTTCCTGGTACTGTCTTACCTCCACCTACTGTAGTAGTCCTACGTCTCTCTGGTGTAGATTTCTTTCTATCTTTACCTATTTTACCCACCTCAAGATCTACGTCAGATTTCTTATCTCTGTCGTAGATTGCCTCGCAAATTGTTAAGAATTGATTGAAACTTTTCATTCTTGAACTACCTGTATATTCTCAGGATGTACATTTAAAGAATTCATAACCGCAGTTGCCGCACTTTCTGTTGAATAAGTTTTTCTATCACTATACTCACCTGGTTGGGTAAATGTGTTCGCAGACAAAGTTTCACTAGAATCATCTTTAAGATACTGGTTTTTAAGAAATAAGATATGATATGCCATTAGATTACTCCGTTACTACTGTTGAATTAGCAAACCATGCAGGTGCATAAGTAATAGTCCTACCACCAATCACATTAGTTTCTGTTGTGTTTTTAATCGCATTTGCATCAGATATATTAGCAAACTGTGTGCGATCAGCATAAACATCTGTCCAAGTATTACTACCCTTCCAGTAGACATCACCAGTTCCTAGTGCTTTTGGAGTTTTAACGTGGTATGGCATCTTACTATAGTTTTTAATTATTTAGTATCATCCTTCTTAGCACTTCCTTTAAATACTAAATCATTATCATAAAAATACTTTACTCGTTCTCTACGAACTTCTTTTAAATTATCATACTCTTTTTGTTGTTCAGAAGTAAACTTAAATGTTTGTTCCTGATAAACTTTACGAAGTTCATTTAATCTTTTAAGTACTTGAGAAGGACGCATAATAATTGAATTGTTGTTATACTAGAGGAACAATTTAGACGCTTCAGTTATTAATAATCTTGCAATCTCCCTTCCTGTGACTTATACATCCCCACACCTGATTTTGCTAATTGATCCTCCTGATTAACATCATCATATTGAGAATAATGTAATATCTCTCTTGTTCTTCTATGTTTAATATATTCTAACTCATGCCAACAATTTTCATTACATAATAATAATGTATGAATCTTTTTATGTCGCATAGGATGACCACTAGAATACATGCAATTAGGTTTATCCCTAACATTAGTTTCTATAGTAATATATCTAGATACAGAGTTCCATCCATCCTTAACACGTTTTTCATTATCTATTGGATCACCCTTAAAATATACCCACCCCTCTTCTATGTCTCCATTTGGTCGGTTCCAAATAACATAATCATCAACTTGCGGATCATAGTTCGTCTTCGGAGAGTGGTTCATCTTCTATGTTAATAGTTGCGTAGTCTGGATACATTACACTAACAATATAATATGCTAATTCTCTATTTGGTGCTATTACGTCAACAACTACCCATAAAGGATATGCTGGTTCATCTAAAGTATCTTGCATACTTAATTCAACTTCAGCAGTCCACACATTACCATGACGTATGTGATCTCTGAATGTTACATACATATCAGGTTTACTAGATGTGATAGTCATATAGACCGTCCTGTTTTTTCATCAATATACTTAGGATCATTATTTGCTACTACTTTTATATACTGAGGATTAGCACCTGCTTTGAGTGCATTATCTAACATTTTATCACACTCTTCTTTAGTTAGATTTTGTGCTTGATCTGCAAACAACGTCCACCCCATAGTTGTTTGATTCATGATCTTGTATCGTCTGTCTTTTTCATCCATGATTTTAAATTAATAAAGAATAATAATGTACTTTATATATAGAACTCCTCCAGATAATAGTCAACAGTCACTTCAAGTTCTGCTGCTTTTGATTCACAGTTTGCCCAAAATTCATCTGCTTCATTCTTGAGTAGATCACTCTTTAATTGCTCATTCATAATGTAAAACTGTGAGAGATGTAAGTAAATAATAGCACAATTAATGCCTTTCGTCTAGAGTACAATTTAGACGCTTCAGTTAAAAGCATCAATTAAAGGATTACTTTGATTTGTATTATTAATTCTTTCTTCTGCTATCTTAAAATAATTACTATTCATTTCAATTCCAATAAATTGTCTATTAGTATTAACACAAGCAACACCAGTAGTACCTGATCCCATACAATTATCTAAAACTAAATCATTCTCATTAGTATAAGTTCTAATAAGATATTCCATCAAAGCAACTGGTTTCTGTGTAGGGTGAACTGAATCTTTATCTAATCCAAATTCAATTAATTCAGAAGGATAATTTGTATATTTCTGTTCATACTCTGTATCATGCAATAGTTTATTACCAGCACCCATATGTTCAGGATTATGTAAGAATTTACCAAGACGTTTTGCACTATTCTTTTTCTTAACTCTCTTCTCAATCAACCCTTGAGGATTATATGTCATATTACCACCATGCCTAGATGCTGCTGCTGCTCCTGCTGGAGAAAATACAACAACATCTTCAGTTTGTTTCATAGGTCTATAATTAGCAAGAAGAAATCCTGTAGTCTTTTTCTTTCTCCATATCCACTCATACTTAAACCAATCAATATTACTAACAATAAGTTGACTGGTAAATGGTTGATCAGCAGTCAAAACTACCGTCCCATTAGGTTTAAGAACTCTTCTATATTGATCCCATAACTTATCAAGTGGAATAACAGTATCCCATGCTAATAATCTATTATCACCCTTATCTTTGATACCTTTTCTATCAGTTGTACCATAAGGAAGATCACAGAGAATCAGATCAACTGAATCCTCTGTGATTTTGTCCATTTCTATTAAACAATCACCTTGATGTAAAGTTACTTGTTGCAAGAATTTCTGCCTCCAAAGTATTGTAAACGTATGTAATGTATTTTACCACAGTTTCAGCAACAAATCCAGTCTCATACCAATTAACAGTTTTACCATTAACTTTAAGTCCTCTTCGTCTACCAGTTAGAGAGAATCTCTCAATACGATCACCATAACCTTGAGTGTGATTACAAGTATTGATTAAATCATCTTTAATATCAATAGAGTAACCAATCAACCCAAACTTAACATTTTCTGATAACTTAGAATCACAAGAAAGCATAATGTTTCTGATAACTGCTCTCTTAAGTGTATAAAATGGTTTATCAACCCATGCCCTATCTTCTTGAAGATAAGCATACTTACCATTTACCTTTACATGTTGGTCCAATCTTTCATCACCAAATCCTTCATGGTCTGATTTAAGATAACCTTTACCCCACTCTATCTCTGCTTCAGGATACTTTTCTTGTAAAACTGAAATGATAGACTTAATGGTTTGTTCTGACCAATCTTCTAATTTTTGACCAGAATAGTTTTTAAGAGGAACTCCCCTCAATCCTTCACCATTAGTGAATTGTTCTGTTAGGAGTGCTTTTGACTCCTCTGTTACTGTTGTTAGTGTCATTTAATGTCCTACGACTTAGTAGGTATGTGGTGTGACAACATGATGACACTTTAGACGCTTCAGTTATTATCAACCACCAGAAAGATCACATCCAATATGACTACCAACAACTGCACCTAATGGAATTGCCCACCAACGTCCATCACCCCTTGATACAGCAGCACCTAGTCCACCACCTAATAATCCACCAGCAATCTTACCATCACTACAATCATTAGTATCCTCATAAACAGTTACATGCCTACGATAGTATGGTCTACCTTCTCTTGTTGGTCTTGATGGTCTATCCTCTCTCCATCCAACATTAGGATTAGAATCTTTACAAGGAACTTCAACAGTATCCTTCCACGACTTTACATATCCAGGACTATCCTCTGTTCCTGGAATATATTCCTCTCTATATTCTGTCTTAAAGCAACTTCTTTGATTAGAATATCCTGGTTGAGAGTCACTATAAACAGGACTAGCAAGAGCAGAAACAGGAGTTAATGCTAATAATACGGCAAGTGCAGTTTTCATTTTAATTTTTGTCTATACTCCTATTATAACAGAAAGATATTCATTCACGCAGTAGTCTGTGCCAGTTCTCTGAGTGCCACCATCTTAGTGAACAGTCCATCCATATTATAAAACAACTGAAAATTCTCTGTTGTTACATAATGTCCCTTAATATCATTACCATCACAGTGCCAACCATATGCCTTAACTCTCTCTTCAACACCATCTATTCTCATCTTCTTGCTGCCATCTAAGTAAGATTCATATGTCTGGTCTAAGTTAATCATAGTTCTATGGTGGTGTGTGTTGATATTATAACATAGTTATATGAATTATCTATAAACTTTATAATGTCTTTAGAGTGTCGCAATCATTCTTCACGTTCTTTCATCGCATCCTCTACAATATCCTGCAAATTCTCAAACTCTTTCATATGCTCAATATCATATAATAATTTAGATATTTGAGTTATAACTAAAGGTTTTTCATTTATGGCAGCACATTTAAGTGCCGACCTGATACTACCTTCTGCTTCAAGTAAATGATCTAATGTTTGTTCAGATAGTGCCATAATTAATACCTTGATGGGATAGAAGTGTACTCATAACCATATTTATTTAATGCCTTGTCAAATGCCTCACCTTCAAGTTCACCGTTCCAATACCTACTCTCCTCACTTGATAATGATATACCAGGAATTGCTTCATATGTTGATAAAGGAATCCATGCAGGTTCTTCATCCTTAAACTGAACTAATACTTCAGTTATAACTTTTGCAAGAAATCTATCATAAATCTTTCTTGTGTTTTTAATGTGATTGTTCATAATTACCCCTGCCATATCATATCTGGCATTGCTTGTGTACCTGGTCTATTCACGATTAATAATATAAAATATCCAACAAACCAGATGATGTTGAATAACCATGCTTGCCTCCAGAAATACTTTCTGACTGCCATAGATCTAAGAATCTCAGGTGCTTTATCTTGTGACCTGAATATCTGCTCAATAATAAATGCAATAATTGTTGCTATCACTAAAGGATAGAATACAAAATTTGCGAATGACATTATGAATATTAGGAAAGTCATTATTCTCTTGGTTGATTTGATTTGTAGTAATCACCTAATGCTCCACTCAATAAAACATCACTGATGTCTCCATTAGGGGTCTTGGTTGTTGGTGTTATTGTACCATTCTTTTCACCAAATTTCAACTTCGATTGATATGGGTTAGGTATCTCTTGAACCATCTCTACCACTAAATCTCTTATTTCCATCAATTCATGATAACATTTCTGGTTATGAGCGCAACTTCTTAGTTGGTGGTCAGGTTTATGAACGGATTCAAGAAAGAGAGTCTTTCCACGATTCCATTTCTCTTGTTTAGTTTCACTATCAACTGAGTTCTGATCCTTCATTTAATTCACATTGCGGAGTTCCTTGAATTAGCATTTCAACTATTTCTATTTTAGCATCAGATGTCAAATACTTATCAGCACGAACAGTCTCCATAAGACCTTGAACATCAGAACATTCCATTAATCCAGCGATAAGAACTGCTGTAAACACTGCCATATCCATTACTACACCTATTTAACAACTTCCCAATGATCATCACAAGACTCGTGCATAGAGAATTTGTATCGACCAGAAATAGATGAGAGATATAATTTACCGTATTGACGTTTTTCTACACGACAAGAGTGTAGTCGATCCATCTCACTAGCAAAACGGTTCTTTGCTTGAGGAGACTTTGGATTCACGCAAAGCATTTCAGATTTCATAGTAAATTGTTAATAAGAATAGAAGACACACGCACACCCCAATTCATAAGAACCATAAAGGATGCGATGAAAACAAGTTTCTCTGATCCAGTTAATTGCATTTTTATTTACTAACTGTACATAGTATAAACCCCCACACCAAAGTGTAGGGGTTTTGTGTGACAGTTTTTAAATTGATCTATCTACTATTTTTAATTAGATTCTGTCGTCCTATTCGTCAGCAGTTCTTGTTGATGGAAACTGTCTCTGTAATCCTGGCCATATAATTCTTAAACCACCATGTGCGCCATCACCTCCATCTAGACCAGTATTTGCTCCACCACCAGCACCACCATATAGTCCACCAACACCACTTCTATCAGAACCTGTATTAGTTTGACCATTTGCACCACCAGATCCACCACCACCAGTAGACCCACCAGATCCATTAGATCCTTCACCCAAAAGACCTACTCCACCACCCCCATTACCATTAGCACCGCCACCGCCACCGCCACCAGATCCATTTGAACCACTACCTGATCCTGCTAGTCCAGCACCACCATTTCCAGAATATCCTGCAGCACCTCCACCTCCACCTTGAACACCAGATCCAATTGCTCCAGCACCTCCAGTTCCACCACCAGTTCTCTTAGTACCAGTACTAGAACCACCAGACCCTGCCGCGTAAGTACCATTACCACCTTCTCCACCTCCAGCTACTACCCAACCAGTATTATCTTGTGGTTTAAATGTTGTGTCATCTCCATCGGCATTATTGTAAATAGCACCTCGACCAATAACTATATTGTATGTTGTACCAGGAGTGACATCAACATTATTAGCATAGACAAGTCCTGCTCCTCCTCCTCCTGCTCCTTTTGGTCCACTAGCACCAGAACCACCACCAGCTACAGCTACTATGGATACTGAATTGACATCAGTAGGTGCTGTCCAAGTTTGTACTGCGTACCTAGTGGTGTATTGGAATAATGCTTGACCTGCTGGACCTTCAGCAACAGCTGCTCCAAGTAACATTTGCTGTATTGGCATGATTAATTAACCCATAATTTATTAAGCATCTTCTAATCCTGCTCCAGAAATATATGCTATTTGAGTACCAATCCATATAACAGTCGCCATTCCGCGTGAAGTGAGGTTTTTATTACCCGTTACTCCAGTTGCAGCATTAAATAAACCACTAACTTGATTAGTAATTCCTAATGTAGAACTATGAGCATTAATAATGGTAATCATATCTCCCGCAGCGAAAACGTTGTTTGGAAGTGTAAGAGCAGCATTACCATTTGCAAGTACTATAAATCCACCAGCATCAGCAGCAACTGCTGTATACGTAGTACTTAAATATTGACTTTGAGGTACTCGCCTAACATTACCTTTATTATCATGAACTCCACCATAAAATGTACCAACACCAGCACTACCTATAGTAGCACCAGTACCTACTGTAAGATTGCTAGTACCATGTAACCCAGTAGCAGTAGCAATACCAGTCGTTACCGTTCCATCGTTAGTCGTCTCGAATTTTTTGGAATCATTATAGTATATGTCTACGTAAGAATTTTTAATACCTCGTATTACATTATCACCATCAGATGTTTGTACTAAGAAATTACCATTATTAATAATCTTTAAATCTTGTCCTGCGCCTGATGCCGAAATATAATTATGGCTACCATCATGATACAATTGAAAATCTTCTCCAGCTCCGATTGTTAAATTTTTAGAATCAGCATTAATTGCCAATCCACCAGTAGCAGTAGCAATACCAGTCGTCACCGTTCCATCGTTAGTCGTCTGGAATTTTTGTGAATTATTATAATAGAGTTTTACAGCGTCATTAGCAACAGCTTCAACAGCATCTTCTCCATTTGCTGGCATTAATTTAATATTACCATGAGATTGTAATAGTAAATTACCTGTATTAGCTCCTGTTACGTAGGAATTAGATCCATTATGATACAGTTTGAGATCTGAACCATCTCCGATATTAAGTACTACATTATCAAGTAGATGTACATCAGAAGTTCCACTAAAGGTTGCTACTCCAGCAATACCCATAGTAATGCCAGTACCTACTTTAAGACTAGCACCATCATAAGTTAATGTTGATTCACCATTTAATGTATTAGCAGTTCCAGAACCAGTTATAAGTCTATTATCTGCATTACTGTTTATCGTTGTTGATGTAATATTACTTAAGTTAGAACCATCGCCATAATAAGTTGTAGCCTCCACTTTACCAGTAGAAGGAGTAATAGTAACTCCAACTCCTGCAGCACCACTAAAGGTAGTAACACCAGCACTACCAATAGTTACAGCTGAACCAACCTTTAACTCTCCTGTTGCTTGACCACTAAAAACAGGTGTTGTTAATGTAGGAGATGTAAGAGTTTTATTTGTAAGAGTATCAGTTGTTGTTTTACCAATTAATGTATCAGTAGTTGCTGGTAGTGTTAAAGTTACATTTCCTGAGTATGCTGAGTGAGCAGCAGATTGTAGAGCAGTATAATGTGCGTTTGAACTCTCACAATAAAATTTTACGTTTGAAACTGAACCTGAATTCTTAAGGTCAATAGTACCACCAGTAGAAGTAATAATACCAGCATTACCTACAGAAAATCCAAGACCTACATTTAATTCACCACCTGATACATTAACACCATTCTTAGCAGTCACCATTCCAACAGAATCTACGTTGGTTACGTCTTCATATGTTAATGTACCACCGATAGTTACATTACTATTAAAAGTAGCATTACCTGTAATGGTTATAGCAGCACCAGTTACATTACCAGATAAACCATTTGCAGTTATAATACCAATTACATTTAAATCTGTTGCTCCAAGTCTGGTAATTGTAGAGACACCAGGACTTCCAATAACAGTAAGACTATCCGCAGCAATATACTGAGTGACAGCAACACCAGCAAGTCCACTTATATTAGAACCATTACCATATAATGTAGTAGCAGAAACTATACCAGTCGCAGTAATGTTGCCTGTTACATCTATGTTACCTGTTACATCAGTAAGAGGAACTCCTAAATTATACGCTTTATATACTATTATTTCGACAACATCTTGATTCTGTGCTGCACTTGTAAGACCAACAGTAGATCCATTAGTTGCAGTATAGTCTTTCTCATCTATTAACTTAACACCATTCAAATATACATCACAATATCCAGGAGTATATCCTGAATTAAAAGTAAAGTCTGTTTGAACTCCTGTGGGTTCATATGTTTTTCTAGCAATTATTACGGAGGAATCGCCTGGATTTCTTCCAATATAACCACCTCGTAATCCACTCATTTAACTAACCCCTGTTAAAACACTTAAAGTAGCATCTATTGCATTTGCTGTATCACAATAAACTCTTATCTCATCACTACTCTCCAATACTGTTTTACCAGCATCCGTAATAACAAAAGAACTTCCATTAGGAACAGGAATATTTCCTGCTAATCCAACTTCAGTAGAAGCACTATTATCAAAAATCTGAACTGTTAAATTAACTTGACTACTAGTATTATTAGCAAATGTTCCACCAACTAAAATACTTTTTGTTCCAGTCGAAGTATATGAAGTTGTAGGACCAAGAAACTTAACCGATTGACTGGAGGTGGCAGCGGTGTTTGTAGAGTCTCTATTACAAGTTACAGAAGCAACACCAATAGCAGTAACTTTAGTTCCTAGTATATAATTGGTATTATCAACTAAATCATTAATAGCAACATCTACGGTAGATATTCCTGTAATTAAATTAGTAGTTATTCCAATCGAACCAGAAGAACTTGTTGATACAATCCCTGCTGCTCTAGTTAATTTATTTGAAAAAGCTTCTGCCATTTTTCTTTATTTGTTAATTTTATTTATCAACCGCCGAGTGCGATTGCTAGACCTATTGAAGCACCTGGAGTAATTGTAATAGTAGCAATACCACTTGTCCCTGCTGGATCTATTGCTATTGCTGAACCACTAGTTGATGCAAAGTTAAGCATACTTGCACCTGCTCCAAGGAAAGTTCCCTCAGAGGCAACACCCACCTGACCAGTACCAGTAACCGTAGATGCATTAATAGTGGTGAATGTAGCAGTAGTACCTGATATAGTGGTAATAGTTGCACTAGTGCCTACAGCATCAGTAAAATTAAATCTAGTAATTGTAGCACTTGTGCCTACTATATTAGTAATAGTACTACTTGTACTTACCGTATTGGTAGTATTCAATCTGGTAATTGTACCAACACCAGTGATGTTAATATTTCTACCAGTTACCTCATCATAACTAAGATCACCAGTGACATTTAAGTCACCACCAACAGTTAATGATCCAACAACTGTTGCAGCACCAGAAACCACTGCATGAGTAGCACTTAGAATTCCAACAGTACCAATACCAGTTGTATTGAAAACAGTAAATGTAGCAGCAGTTCCTACCAAACTGGTAGTATTCAATCTGGTAATAGTAGAACTTGTGCTTACAAAATCAGTATTAGTTAATTTAGGAATTGTAGCACCATAACCAACCCACAAATCACCAAAAGTAGAAACACCTACAAATGTAGATACTCCAGTTACTTTAATGTCTTTAGAAACATCAACTCGATTAATAGTACCAACACCTGTGATACTCAGGTTTCTACCCGATACCTCATCATATACTACATCATCTAAAACATAAAGGTCTCCACCAACATAAAGATCCCCTCCAGTAGTTGTAATACCACCAGCAGAGGATAATGTTGTAACACCTGTTATTCGTACATCACTCAGGAACGTTGAAGCACTTGAGACATGTACTGTCGTTGCACCAATTCCACCATTAACATGGAGAGTGTATTGTGGAACTGACGTGCCAATACCTACCCTAGAATTGGTGGCATTAGCTAGAATGAGATCATCGTTGACCTCAAGCCCATTTTTGACTACAAAATTCTTATTGACAGCCATAGTTCGGGATCACTCTCCCCCGTGTACTTATCTTATTTATTTATAAACTTTTTAATTACCTTAAGCATGAGCATAATATATGTATTGGGCATTATTCTCATTAAGATGACCTGCACCACCAACTATATCAATTCCTGTTGATGTTGGTGTTCCAAAATCAGCGGAACCTTCGTCACTGTCGCTGTTGAGCTCTAGAAAAGGATCATTACCTGAAGCCCATCCTCTTGTTGTATCTAGAATATACCAACCATAACCAGCACTTTCTACACGTTTTGTAAGCATAAATCTAGGTTGAAAACCAAAGGATATTGATCTATTACTTCCAGTTCCTGTGTAATAACCAACCTTGCTGACAGCAGTACTGGCGAAGAGAAATGCTATGTATTCACTATTATTAGTATTAACATAAGAATTATCACCAAGAATGAAATGTGTTGCTGTGGGAGTTGAATCCGCCCATATTTCAGAAGAACTTGAACCTGATTGTGCATTAGTGTTATTAAGCTCAGCAAAGTATTCTCCAGAACTAGATCCACCGTTCAGACCTTTGTGCCATACCTGCCAATCCGAAGTGTCCCACTTTTTGACCCATAGCATCTCTGGAGTTTTCCCTAATGAGTGTGAGATTTGATGGCCTCCTGCATTTTTATTCTGCCCATTGCCTAAATAACCCACCACGTCAAAACCAGCGTGTCTCCTCCACATCCAGGACATATAGTCTGTACTATAACTTTTTCCCCAACCATCATTACTATCAAAAAAGTCACCAGAACCACTTGCATCTCCACTCGTGTCGTTTGTGGATAGATATTTAGTCTCCATTAATCTTGCTGATGTGTAAAAATCACCAGAGTAGTCTGGTCTTTTGGCAAAGGCAAAATCGACAACACATGAGCTATCAAAACAAGGAATAGTAGCACTATTATCACTATTCTCATCCATACTGAATACTGACGCACCTGTAGTGGCTGGCTTGCCAACGTATCCATCAGATCTTTTCACGGCTATATAGGTGAAATAGCTATCATTGCCATTTACAAAACTACTACTCTGCCATACAAAACCAGTTGATGTCAGTCTTCCCATTGTCCCATAACCACTTTGATTAGGTAAATTAGGTCTTAAAAAATCAACATTTGATCCAGATTGAAAACACGTCCACCTTCTCATACAATCTAGAACTACCCAATCTTTAGTAGTGTTAGAAGCTTTAACAAGTACCCATTGGGGTTCAAATCCTATATCTACCGCACAGATAGTACTATGACTAGATTTACCTTTATAACTACCACACTTAATTAGAGGTTGATCCTCATCGTCTCCAAAGATATGTGCATCAGGGTCATCGAATGGGCTATCTGTGGTTGGTTGTGGTTTGTTATTGTTGGTAGTTCCATTAGCAGTAATCGTTCCAGGGCTTACGGTATAATTTATAACATGACTGACATTACAACAAAGAAGCTTAGTGTTGGTTATGTTTGTTAATGGCTCAATTGGTGGTCTAAATGATGATGTATAAACTGCTGTTCCTTTTACTACACGTAGATTAGAAATATCACCAACCAGTCCAATATCATCTTTGTAATATCCCATTATAGTGCCATTACCATCACTGAAATCTAACGAACCAGTTTGGGTGGCAGAGTTTTCAAGATTACCATTAACAAACATTCTTAATTCACCACTACTTCTAGTAAGAGCTACATGTCGCCAAGTTCCGTTAGATGGAAATGTACTTGTAGATTTAAGAACAGGATTAGAAGAATCAATATCGTAATCCCATAAAACTATGTGATTTATATGAGATGGATGATTAACTTGTATCTGGGTAAAACCACTTTGCCAAGTTATATTAGACCCTATTATAGCTTGTCTATAACTTGTACTGTAATCACCTCCTTTGTACCAAAATTCAATAGTAAAATCACCAGTACCCATATCTAAATCAGTACTAGCAGCTAGTGTTAGACTACAAACAGCACTATGACCAACAAACTCAACAGACCTTGCAGTAGCGGCTGGACTTCTACCTCCAGCGAAAACATAAGCTATATAAGATCCACCATTAACATTAACACTATCTGGTGTATTACCAGAGTTTGAATGCCTTGGAATACGAAGATGAGTTGCTGTAGGAGTTAAACTATTCCCATAACTACCTAATGAATTGAAACCGTAAGAACCATTTAGTCGTAAATATGGGACAGTCTCGGTAGTTTGGTATTCGTAATCTCTATGCCAAGTAATCCAATGACCAGTATCGTCATCAGTACGTTTGAACATAACAAATCCAGGAACCGATCCAAGGTTATGTGCAATAGTCCTCGATTCGCTTCCGTTTCCTGTGTAGGTAACTATGTCGAAGAACCCGCTGGATTTTCTAAAGGCCCAATCAACATATGTATAACCACTAGCATTATTAGTAGAATCACCACCAGCAATGCTATATCCAGTTGTATTAAATGTATTTGCTCCTGCCCACCCTGCTTTAGAACCATTATTATTATCAGTGGTGAGACTATAACTAGCACCTCGTTCTGAGTCATGTATTATATTACTAAAGTCATTTGATCTTGATTTAGTCCAAACCATACCTCCTTCACCACTAAGATCTAATCCAGAAGAATTAGCATACGTACTACCAGATGATTTCCTAACTACCGTGTTAAACACATCGTCAATGTATGTCTTAGAATCAGCTACTCCAGAAGTCAGAGCTCCTTGGGTTCCTCCCCACAAACCAGTCATACCTTGTACAGGTGCTTGTTTTATATGATTATCCATGTTAATTATGCGTAGTTTTGGACGTTAGATAAGCATATGAATGTAGCATCAGCAGTCTTAACTAATGTATGAGTAAGAACATCATATCCACCAGCATTTGCAGCAGATGGAGCAGCACCACCTGACCATTCTTCTGTGACTCCACTACCATCAACATTTAATGCTGCAAAATACCCTGCAGCATTTGGTTTATATATGAGTGATACTGTTACTGCTTCACCAGTATACATTTTATTGTTTAATGAGTAAGTACTATTCCATCTTATATTAGGTGTACCAGTTGTTGTTTCATCCGTACTAAAGTAATGAATCATACCATCTTCAAGGTCAATAGTAGTATTAGCACTTAATTTACCAGCAGTTATATTACATTTTTCCTTAAGCATACCACCTAAGTTTAAACCTTGTGTAAAGGTTCCAACTCCCGTAACATTCACTCCAATGGAAGTCGTGGCTATTTTAACAGAGTTGTCATAGTATAAAGATACAGCTCCATCACCTATACACGAAATAGCAGTCTCACTTGTGTTTGTAAGCAAAGTAATATCATCTGCTGCTCGCATATTAATATCATCACCATCCCCTTGAATATTAAGATCACCAACATAATTTTTTATATATGAATCTGTACCATTATGCCACAATCTTAAATCATTTCCATCTCCTGCAATAAATTCACTACTATCATTAACTTTAACAGTACTACTTGATGTTAATCCATTTGGAAAATCTGCTAATCCACCAGAAAGACCACTAAAATCAGTTGCCGAACATATACCAGTCGTTACCGTTCCATCGTTAGTCGTCTCAAATTTTTTGGAATTATCATAGTATATGTCTACTGAACCATCTTTGGTACATGCAAGATATGTATCACTACCATTAGCATCCTTGAGCAGAAGTTGATTATCACTCTGAAGAATTAAATTACCAGTATTATTATCTATCCATGAGTGGGATCCATTATGATATATGGATAAATCTGAACCATCTCCGAAAACTGCCTTAGAATTATCATTAAAGATCAAACTATTGGCAGATGCATCCCAGTAAGCAGATGTAACACCAGCAGCAGTACCATAAATGGATATATCTCCACCAGATTCAAATTTGAGTCTTGATGAACCTGCAGTTTCAAAAGATATATTATCATTAGCAGGGAATCTTATTGCTGTATTTACATCTCCTGTATGAGTTATCTTATCTGCTACATCAAGTCCAGTAGCAGTAGCAATACCAGTCGTTGACGTTCCATCGTTAGTCGTCTCAAATTTTTGATTTCCATTATGATATATTTTTACAGCTCCTCCAGATTGAGCATGTATCATGTCAGCATCTGATGCATTCTTAATATAAACATCACTTGCTAACACCTTTATACCACCCGTTCCACTGTCTGATATAAAACTGTGGGATCCATCATGATATATGGCAAGATCCGATGCATCTCCTACGTTTAATCTTACACTATCAAGTAGATGTATATCAGAAGTTCCACTAAATGTGGAAACTCCAGCAATACCTATCGTTACACCACTACCTACTAGTAGTTGACCACCAGTTATATTAACACCACTCTTAGCAGTTATAAGACCAACTGAATCTACGTTGGTTACGTCTTCATATGTAAGAGTTCCTGCGACTGATAATCCTGCGCCAATATATACATTCTTAGCTACACCTAAACCACCATCAACTATTAATGCACCAGAAGTTGATGATGTAGAATCTGTAGTGTCATCAACATTAACAGCACCACTAAATGTTCCTGTAGAACCTGCTACTGTACCACCAACTATATTACCATTAACACTAGTAGCAGTTAAAGCACCTGAACTTGAGTTAAATGTTAGATTACTTCCACTCTTAGGGGGTAAATTTCCTGTTGCAGCAGTAACAAACGTTGGGAAACAAGTTGTATCAGAACTTTCATCAGCAACCGTAACATTAGTTGCTGTAGTTGATGTATCAGCATTACCAGTAACAGCACCAGTTAAAGCACCAACAAAAGAAGTCGCAGTTAAAGCACCTGAAGAAGAGTTAAATGTTAAATTAGTTCCCGTCTTAGGTGCTAAATTTCCTGTTGCAGCAGTAAAGAACGATGGGAAACAAGTTGTATCAGAACTCTCATCAGCAACTGTGATAGTTGTTCCTGTTGGTAAACTTGTTAAATTAGCACCACTACCACTAAAACTAGCAGCAGTTATAATACCAACTGTCTCTACATCACCCGAAGCATTAGCAGTAAGAGCAGATCCTACATGAAGTAAAGAAGCAAATGTACCAACACCAATATTTAAACTATCTGCATTTGAAAATTCAGCAGCATATAACTTACCAGTTATATTAAAATCACCATTCAGAGTTTGTGATGATGCAGCTGAAACAAGTGAATTTGCAACATTAAATGTATCAAAAACAACAAATTCTACAATATTTCCAGCACCAGCAGCAGTATCTAAAGTAACTGTAGATCCATCATTTGCAGTAAAATCACGACCTTGCGCCAGTCTAACACCACTCTTATAAACTGAAAGTTCATTTATTCTATAACCACCAGTAACCGTAAAGTCTTTCTGATCGGCTGTCGCAACCACACTAATAGCTTTTGTAGCAATATTAGGTGTTAATGATAATGGTCTTCCTATTGCCATCTGAATTCTTTTTTAGTTATTTAGTAGACTCAGGCACTCTCGATTATTTTGTTACCGCCTTATACATAAAATCTTTATTAGCAAAATTCTTTTTACCAAACAGTCTTTCAGAGGTCTTATCTGCACCTTCCCAATACTTATTACCCATCTCATCTAAAAAGTCTTCCAAATCATTTGCATGTATACGTTCACCTCCTTTTATCCTATCATTTGTATATGCAATATATCCTTGAACTTCTTTTGAGCAAATTTGTGGATGAACACCAAACTGCTGCAAATATTCAATTGTAGAACTCGAAATTCTACCACTATCAAGCATATTGCGATACATCAACTCAAAACATCTACGAACATGATGTTTCTTTTCTTCATTCTCAAATGATTCTTCATCCCATTCATCAGGAATATTATGCCTCTCCTTAATATTATTATATGCATCAATTAAAGTTGCAATATCAGAAAAAGCACCATTAATCTTATTTTCCATCTCGAATATATTAATACATGCTTGACGATATTTTGCTTGTTGTACAGGATCAGTCTTATCTTCATATCTCTTAATTGTCTTTACTAATAAAGCATGAGATACTTGACATTCAGCAAGTGATCCTTTTCTTCTCTCTACCTCTGCTAAAATCTGACGAAGCATACGATATGTGGAATGTCCTCCAAGCATCGTAAGAGACATCATTGTTAATGTTGTCTGACTATTATTACTACCAAATGCTCTCGTCTTCTGATCTAACTCAGGAAGGTATTGACTTACCTTTTGAACTGCTGAATCATTAATGTTATTACTTTGTATTGCAAAACCAGGGAATAGTACCTCTTGTTTTGTAATTTTAGTTTCTTCTGTTTTTACGAGTTTATTGTCAGGCATGTCAGACATAATCTTTTTTAATAATTATAACGGTAATTTATATAGGTGTCAATTTATTTCCTATATCATTATAATTATCTGTCTTTTTAAAAATAAACCATCCACTAGCAATATACTTAGTTTGTGTTGGTGATACAATTCCATGATGTGGATGAGTCCAATATGCTGGCCATATCACCACATCTCCACATCTTGCTTGAATCTCTAATTCCTGAGTAGGAAAAGCAGTGCCACCACCATCATCTACATCATTAAGATATAACATCCAAACAAGCATTCTCTTTTCACTTCTAAGCAATCCTGTATTCTCACAATGTTTAACATAATACCCTTCCTTGGGATAATATCTTTTAATGATAAAATATTCCTCCATACCCCAAATAGATACTTCTTTTAGAAAATCATATTCTTCTTCATATTGATCAAGACAAGTACTTAATCCTATATCTAAAGGTTGTAAAATTGGTGCTTTTAAAGACTGTAATCCTAAAGACAAATCAGTACTTTTCTTTTTTTTCAGATTTAATTCAGAATCACCCAACACACCCTTATGATGATGTTGTGGATTTTCTTCAAACCAATCAATTATACGTTTACAATTTTCACGAGATAAAACGTTTTTATATAAAGATATAAAATTTTTCACAATATAATTTTTTTATTAACTATAATCCTTATTCAACTAATTGTCAATTAATCACCCGAACCACCATTACCCATTAGACGCTGAGCTCCAATCGTACCAAAAGCACTCGCATTTCCTGTGTTTGCAATCGTTACGTATTGAATATTATTTTTAAACCCATCATCATTTTGACCTCCAGCAATTGTGCCACGAGTATCATTAGAGCAACCACCTTGATAATCTACATTAACTTCCATATCACCAAAATCTGTTGCATTTCCTGTAGTGGCCATTGTTACATAATCAATAGTTCCATAACTACCATTTCCCCACCATGTTCCACGTTCTCCATCTCCACAAGCTGCAGTGGGATTACGTTGTTGAGTTAAATAACCAAACCCATTTGCATTTGCTGCAGTATCAATTTGTACATACCAAATATATTTATGTGTAGGACCACCAGTTCCTCCAATAAGTCCACGACCTTTATCACTACCACATGCAGATCCCCAATACTGCCCATACGTACCAGCTTGATTTCCATAATCACCAAAATCAGATGCATTTCCTGTAGTTGCTATTTCAAAATAATCAATTCTACCAGTAGGTGCATATGTAGATGCTGAACCGAAACCATTAGCAAAAATACCTCTAGCTCCATTAGAACAGGCTCCACCTGGATTGGCACTTTCATAATTTAAATCACCAAAATCAGATGCATTTCCTGTGTTTGCAATTGTTACATAATCTAAGACATTTGAACTTCCAGGACTAGCATTATATCCACTACCAAAAACAGATCGTGTTGAGTCATCAGCACCTCCTCCCCCACTAGTACTAGCACCATTTGCTCTAGCCTGAGTTAAAGCACCAAAATATGACGAATTACCTGTACTTGCTATATTCCAATAGTATATGGTGCTGGTACGAGGATCACTTGGGTATTTATTCGCGAATCCCATAATAGCACGATCTCCTCTAAAAGCATCTGCACCAGCAGCAGAACCATATCTACCTAAACTGGTAGCACCTCCTCCGAGTCCAATTTGACCCATCATAGGAGATTCTTTGACGTAATTAATATAATCCATAGTGTTAATTCTCCTAAGTTGCGTTTACTAAGTTAATAATAACTTTATATGTGGCATTTGCAGTCTTTAATATATTAAGTGTGTAAATATCATGTCCATTAGCACCACCAGCAGTAGGAGCTTCACCACCTACCCATTCTTCTGTTATTCCCGATCCATCAATATTCCAGTTGGCAGAATAACCAGCAGCAGCAGCAGTTGTTATGACTGTCACCGTAATACAATCACCAGTAGTCAAAATATTATTTAATGTCTTACTACCATCATATCCAATATTAGGAGTACAAGTGGTAGTTTCAGTAGTAGTAAAGTAATGAACCATGCCATCTGCAAGATAAATATTGGTATTAGAACTTAACTTACCAGCAGTTGATTGGAATTTCTCACTTAATATTCCATCAAAATTAGCACCCTTAGTGAAAGTACCAATACCAGTAGTTACCGATCCATCGTTAGTCGTGGCTATTTTTGCAGAGTTGTCATAGTAGAGAGATGTTGCACCATCAGCAACACAAACTATAGCATTTTCACTACTCTTAGGTCTTATTCTTATTTCACCAGTACCATTTTCTATATAAAAGTTTGATCCATCATGAAGTAGAGAAGCATCTCCATCACTACCAAATTTTGCATAAACACCATCACTAAATTTCAATGAATAAGCAGAGGCATCCCATGCTATATCTTTACCAGCACTTGCTCCATTATCTAATGTAAAATCATCAGTTACAGTTTGAGCACCAGTAACAGTAAGAGTTGAACCATCAAAAGTTAAGTTTGATTCACCAGCTAATGCGTTTGCACCAGTAACTGTTGCGACTGTATTATTTGTCGAACCTGATAATGATACTCCTGATATTCCTGTTAATCCAGAACCACCACCTACAAATTCAGTAGCACTAATAGTTCCTGAAGATGGATTATAATGAAGATTACCATCCATTTCTAGTCCTACATTACCAGTAGAACTTGTAGCACCCTCAACAAATGTAATTAAATTAGATTCATTCGTGGACTCATTATCTGTTACATATACATGAGTAGAGTTAGTTGCATTAGTTGCATTAGTTACTGTAACACCAGCAATTACTGTGTTTAATGCTGTGCCATTAACAGTAATGGCATCTGCCTCCATCGTGCCATCAATATCCGCATTACCAGAAATATCTAAAGTAGCAGCAGCTACTTCTCCACCAACAGTTATATTACCTGCAAATGTACCGACTCCTGCAGCCCCTACCGAGAATCCTGCACCAACTTGAAGTTGACCACCAGTAACATTAACTCCACTCTTAGCAGTTATAAGACCAACTGAATCTACATTCGTTACGTCTTCGTATGTTAATGTCCCTGCAACTGATAACCCTGCACCAATATATACGTTCTTAGCTACACCTAAACCACCATCTACTATTAAAGCACCAGATGTGGCTGATGTGGAGTCTGTCGTGGCATCAACATTAACAGCAGCACTAAAATTAGAAGCACCAGTAAATGTTGATACACCAGAAACAGTAATAGTCTCGGTTCTTACGTTAACAGTTTCTCCAATACCAGATAATGAAGATCCATCACCACTAAAACTTGTAGCAGTAACAACACCTGTTATATTAACACCACCAGCACCAGTTATTCCCATTCCCGTAGGAACTTGAAATCCATAAGGCAGATTAGGAGCTGATGTTCCTTCTGCTGCAACAATAGTATTTACTCTTAACTCAGACATTGTTTGCTAGTTCCTTTCCTATAGTTTATTTATCATAATTATGATCCACCCATTTATACAACAGGTTTAAAAAGACCGAGTGCATCACTAATTAATGTAGTCCCTGCTCCAATAGTAAATGTAGCACCTGATCCTATGAAAGTATCTGCCTCACGCATAAATGCTATGTTTCCAGAAGTTGCGTCAGAATCGACCCTTACTGAAGTTCCTGCTCCAATATGCAAAATTCTAGAAGCTTTAAAGATATATTGTAGTGGTGTAGTTTCAGGTAAAGTTGCATCATCAGCATTTAGTGCAGTACCAAGACCAGAAGAGGTTACTCCATCTAAATTTGATCCGTCACCATAAAATGAAGTAGCACTAACAATACCAGCATTACCATAAACAGTAACACCAGTACCAACAGTAACAATTCCTGTGACACCTGCTTTAATAGCAGTACCAATTCTTACTTCACCACGAACATCTAATGTAGAACTCGGAACTGTACTTGCAATTCCTACTTCATTACTTGAGGTATCTACAGCAAGAGTGTTTTGGTTTGCTCTATCTGCTAACTGACGTGCTGCGGTCATTATACTTTTTTAGTTATTTATATTGAAGAAGCTGCTGGAAATACTGGTTCGTTATCCAAAGCTTCATCTGTTGACTCTATAACAATAAATGCGGTGTCATCATTACCACCTATCCTAGTTCCAGTAGATAAAGTAGTGCTAGTAAGAAGAGTGATTTCTCCGTTAGAGTAACCTGATCCTCCACCACCACCAGCATTACCACCTAATGATGGACCATCACCACCTCGTGCTCCTGCTCCACCTCCACCACTATATTGATTAACACCATTTCCACCATTTTCTCTATAACCAAATCCTGCCTTATATCCTCTATCTATAAATGCACTACCAATAATTATATCACCGTCATAAGTACGAGCCTGAACATTTGTTCCTATGTCTTGACAAGGAGAAAATCCTTGTTCTGCATAATAATCTCCAATAGTACACTTAGGCATAAATCCACCTTCGTCATTTGTTGAAAGGAAATTAACAGAAGAGGTATTATTTGAAAAGAAACTTTCTTTTGCATAAGAACCAGCAGTCCCCATATCACCAGTAGCAATCTGTTCTCCTCCTCCAGCACCATTAACACCTGAACCATTTTCACCCGCTAATCCTACTCCACCACCATCTCCACCTCTTCCAAGAGAACCTGCTCCACCTCCACCACCACAAACTGCGATGACATTTGCTTTACGATATAATACAGCAGAACCTCCACCACCAGGATTACCTCCCTGTGGTGCAAGATTGGCAGAATATGGAACTCCTAATTTAATTGTATATTCTGTATCCTTAAGTAAAGTAATCTTAAATACTGATACTCCACCATGACCTCTACGTCTACCACTTTGAGAATCACCTCTTGACCCACCCATAGTAATCTTTACTTCACTATTTGTTTCTGATGGATAAATTGTAATTGATCTAGTAGCAGCAGATGTATCAGCACGGAAAGAAAGAGCACCATCTGATAAATCAACAGTTCCACTTGAATTTAATGAAGTAGAGTTCTCACTAAAACATTCATACTTAATAATATTTCTTGCAGCAGTAACATCATATTCTACAGTATTACTATAAACAGGTGATGGATTTGCTGTATTATGACTTACTTTACAACTTATAGTAGATACTCCAATAGTAGTAGAAGATATACTAAGTTCTGTAGTAGCAGATCCAGCTACCGTTGAACTATCACTTAATTCAGTTCCATCTTGTGACCATTTATATGATAAATCGGTAGTACCATCAGTAGCAGTTGCATACAAACTAAATGTATGTGTAGCACCAGAAGCAACTGTTTCTTCGGAGGGTTGAGTAACAATAGTTATTTCAGGAAAAACTGTAAGTGTTCCAATTCCAGAATTTAAAGGTTCGTTTGGTGCATTTCCTGTAAAAACTCCACCCAAACTCACAGAAGTGACTCCAGATATGACTTCAGGAACATAATCAGCTTGAAGATAATATTCTCCTTGATTTACATCATTACTTAAACTACTTATTGTAAGAATAGTAGTCCCTGCACCAGTAATTGTATTACCAGCAGAGGTTGTGCCATCAGTTAAAGAACCGAGTCCAACCTTCCACCATCGGTAAGTAATAATTCCAAGATTATTTGTAGAATTGGAAACATCACCAACAGTAGCAAAAGTTGCAGTAGCAATACCAGTAAAGGTTGCTATTCCTGCAGTACTCGTTGCTACTCCAACAGGATTGGTAGTAAATGATAGGTCAGGACCATTAAGATCAAGACCTGTTGGAACTAATGGAAATAATGACATTTATTATGCTGTGAAGTTTTGTCCTGTAATTACACCAAAGATGCCTTGATTATCTAAATCTGCTCCATCAAAGATCTTGAAGGAGTATATGTCAGTCTTGGATGCTGTTGTAGTAACATCTGGAACAACACCACCTGGCCAGTATACTGATATAGCATCATCATCACCGTTGTGTATTGTATTAATACCAACTCCATATCCACCTGTGCTATTCTGAGTTAGTTTCAGAGTAAAGGATTGTGCTGTATTTGTCTTATCAGCATTATATAATCGGATTCTTGAAATATCATCAGTAACTGTACAAATAAATGTACTTGCTTCATTCAGATAAATCTTAACCTGATTAGAAACAACAGTTACAATACCAACCTCTTCAGATACAGTCTTCAATCTAGTATGTCCTGCGACATCTAATGCTGCTCGTGGTGTTACAGTTCCAATACCTGCACCAGATGTAGTTGTTGCAAATATAGTAGCACTACTTCCAACCTTGAGATTAGTAGCAGTTAAAATACCAATACTTAAATTACCACTCGTAACATCTAGTGCTGTTGCAGTTAAGATACCTGTAACCTTAGCATTTTTAGAAACCAATTCATTATTAAAGAATGCAGATCCATAGACAAATAAGTTAGTTGATCCAATACCTACTGATGCATCATTAGAGTTAGAACCAACTGTTAATCCATGAACTGAAGGTGCAGAAGTTCCTATACCTATCTTTGCTCCATCATAAGTATCATAAGTGATAGAAGAACCACCAGAAACATAATTTGTCCAACCTGTTGCACTAACATTAAGACTGGTTAATGCACTACCATCACCCTTAAATGCAGTTGCAGTAACTGTACCTGATACATTAACATCTACGAAAGTAGAAACACCAGATACTTTTAGATTACTAGCAGCATCTAAAGCAAATAAACTAGATCCAGAACCAACTTGTAAGATATTTGTGCCTGGAGTTGTAGTTGCAATACCTACTTGATCAAATGTATATACATCACCTTCTTTATTAAGACTTACATTACCAAATCTCTTCCAATCATTCTCGGAAGTATAAACCCAACCAGCATATCCACCTTGATCTGGATTAGCAAAGTAAGTAACATCACCTGGGTTTCCTGCAAGAGTAGGAGTTCCTAATCCAACACTATATTTTCTAGCAACAGTTGCATCACCTTGAATGTATACATTCTGTGCCTCAACACCCTTGGTAGAGTTGACAGTCAGTTTATTATTTAATATAACAGGACCATTAAACTCAGATGAAACCTTATTATCATCACCACCATCAACTCTAATTGAACGTGCAAATGATCCTTCAGTAACCTGACTTACATTTAAACCAGGAAGATTACCAATATCCTCACCAGTTACTGTCTGTACTGGAGTATCAACAATCTCCTCTTTTCCTGTAACGGTACTTACTTTCTTATTACCAGCATAAGAAATACCCTTATCATTCATTCCTGTGTAGAAGTTTACACCACCATCCTGTTTGGTTGATTGTGCTAATCTTTCTTCTACCGCATTAACAGTACGATTTTGTTTTGATGGAAGTGCAACTGAATAGTTACCTGGACCAAAACCAACATACTCAAATGTGTGACCAGAGGCACGAATAAGTGAGTGTCTTCTTAGTTCAACTGGTTCAACAGCAACTTTTCTAACAACAGAGTTAATAACATGACTATCTGCTTTAGATCCTAATACACCACGGAAGACAGTAACAGAAGAGTCACCATCTGCAACAGTAGTCTTCACCCTCATCATCTCATTATCTACAATTAGATAATCACCAATATTAATATCATTATTACCAGAACTCTGGTTAGTAAGAGAAACTGTTGTTGTAGTAGAATTACTAATTGCAGCAGAAAGTGAAGTTGTAAGTCCAGCATATGTTGGAACTTGTCTACCTGTTAGATTCTCATTTTCTACAGTAATAACACCACCATTTGCTGCATATCCTTCACGATATGCATAAATTGTTCCTGATGCAGTTGGGTTAGTTGTACCCGTTCCCATATTAACTGCAAACTGGGTCAAACTATTGTTCTGAGTAACAACAAAGTTGCCGTTATATTGTGCTTGAGAAGCACCAACAAACTCTACACTTTCATCAACTGATAAACCATGATTACCACTACTGGTTATAGTTGCAATACCAGAGTTAAAGTCATAACTTATAGCACTAACAGGAACTGATTCACCTGTTTGATACATATATGCATTCGCAGTTAGTGTTTGACCAACACCAACAGCCAACTCACCTGTAGAACCGATGCCAACTGTTGCAAATCCAGAAACCGAAGATGCAGATTGTACAGTAATACTTCTTGCCACACCAACATCAACAGTAGTAATTCTATAAAGTTGATTGTATCCAGCATAAGATTCAGATGATACACCAGAAACTCTAACTACATCTCCTACGTTATCATAAACTTTCTGAACTTCAACGACTGCCTGTACAAATCCAGAAGTGGTAGCAACACCAACAACATTCAAAGTATTACCAATACCATATGCACTACCACCATTCATTAACTTAACAGCAGTAATAGTACCACTACCATTAACAGTTAGTTTTGCTGTAGCACCCTCACCAGTTGTAGATGATCCAATCGAAACTAAAGTGGCATTATAAAGATTTCCTGCAGCTCCAGATCCATAACCAGCACCACCAGATGAAATACCAATCTTAGTAGCTCTGTTTAGACCATGCTCTAATGTAGTAGTAATAGTATGAGCAGTTCCTGTGCGAGAGAATATATTCGTGACACCAAGACCAATTTCACTATCATTAACAAACTTATTAAGAGTCTCCCTCGTAAGACTGTGTTGAGGATTATCAACAACAACCTGACCTATTGTACTAGGTAATGCAAAAGATTTAGTTTCTACGGGATCAGATACTGGAGTGTCTCTATTCGTTTGAGGATATAGATCCTTTACTGGTTGAGAGAATGTCTCATTAGTAAATGGAGAAACGGTAGGAGCATTAGATGCGTTTGCTACAGTTAAGTAATAAACACCGTCCTGTTTTCCAGCAACATACTCTTGAGCTTCCTTAGAAGTATAGATTGTATATGTATTATTATATCTCTTTCTCTTGAAATATGGTATAGATGTTGTTCTAGAAGAAAGATCGTTAGTAAATGTACCTGGATCTGTTGTTAAACCAACAGTAAAGCATCTAGCACTACTAATACCAATAACCTCATAATGTCTATTAAATCCAGTAGCAGCAGTTCCTGCAGTATTCTTTGAACTAGTAATATTAACCAACTCAACTTCAGAACCTATAGAAAGGTCATGAGGAAGTTCTGTGGTCACATTAACAGAAGCACTACTATCCCAACTAGCATCAGCAACAAAACTAAAGTTTCTTTGTTGATTTACATTAGATAGTGATCCACTTCCAAAATAAGTCTGAACCTCTACATCTGTTCCACCAACTCCAGCGTTTGATTCTTGAATAATATATCCATCAGAAGGTGGACGTGCGACAGTAACCCCACTCGCAGCAGGAATTACATACCTCATTCTATAAAGAGTATCAGATACATTTCTATTATCAGACTTTCTCTTAATAAAGGTTCTAGTTGTTGCACTTCCAAGTCCAGTTGAACCAAGTCCAACTATTGTAGTGTAGATACTGTTCTCTGTAGCAGCAGTAGCAACATTAACATACCAGTTAGAATTTGTAGCATCCCACTGAATTGGGTGTCCTCTCTCACCAGAAATTTTATCAGATACTCTACTAATAACTTTTAAAAGACCACCTTTATTATTAATTGCAAGAGCAGTATCTCCAAGTGCTTCATTTAAAGTCTTACCTACTTTTATATTAACATTAGTAGAAATTCCTGTTCCAGTAGTAATCGCATAATATACAGTATTTGCATCTAAACCATCAGGTATTTGTCCATCATCACTAATCACACGAACAGACTCACCATTAATAAAGGAGTGAGGTGCAGTTAAAGTAATAACTTTATCATTTCCACCCTGACTACTTGATCCAATACTATTAATTCCTGTTGCACTCTGATTAACAGTAAATATCTTTTCTGAACTTAATTGAGTTAAATCCTCTCCACTAGTGGCTTTATAACCATCCATAGTAATACGAGAACTATATTCAGTTACAGATCCAGCATAAGATACAAGAACATTTAACTGATCACTTTTTTTTGCACCAACTCTGTATCCTTCAAGAACATTCTCAGGTTTAACTGCTTGGTTAGTTTGGTTATAAAGGAATAAATGTCCTGTTGATCCAACACCAACTGCCTTACCTGTAGTATTAACATCAATAGACTCAAATTCAATTGCACTTTCAGGAAGTGGAACTGTCTTTGGTGGAATAATATGTGTAATATATCCTACATCATCTTGATTATATGCAGTATTTCTAAATCCTTTAGATGAAAGTGCAACAGCACCAAAGTTAGAGTTAGAGTTGGTAAGAGAAATATCTCCACCATTCTCAGTTAAGAAATGCTGTGCATAACCAATAGCAAACACAGACACAGCCTGTATGACTGCTTCATTAGTTACTTTAACGTGGAAGTTTCTATAAGAAGGTTTATAAACTGCCTTTGAGTTTGTACTTAAATTATCAACAGTCAAACTTGTATCATAATTACCAGATGGAATATCATCAGTATTAAATTTTACAAATGCATTATTATCCTTCTGCAGTCCAATACCAGTAAACTGAGCAACAACCATAGACTTAAATCCAGTTGCCTTTTTACCATCGGCAACCATACCACACATACCATAAACTGATCTTAGAGAACAGTTAAAGATATATGGTGAAGATGATGTAACTGTATCAGATGAAAGAGTTAGGGTAGACCCTGTTGCAGAAGGATTTGGTGTTGTTGGTGAGTTCTGAACCTGATATTTTACCCGTGTAGAACTAGGTCTATCAGACACAACAAACTTACCATCATATCCTGAAGCAGAAATACCATCAACAACAAATGGAGTGTCTACATCTAATCCAGTAAGTTCACTCTCAAGAGTAACAGTAATAGTGGTAGAAGTAGTTGTTCCATCTCCTGCAAAAATACTAGTAATTCCTACTGAAGCACCAGTAGAACCAACAATACGATATTCATCAATCTTACTCTGAATATCAATAGAGGTGGATGGATAATCTGGTTCAATAGCACGACCAGAAGATTGTCCATATGCAAGACCAACCTTCTCATAATACATGGTAAGGTCAGTTCTGTCTGTTGTATAATTTGCTATAAACTCATCGTTAATTTTTACTTCATTAACACCATCTGCATACTCAAAACATGATAATTTGTGATGAGAGAAGTTGGGAACGTGCTCATTTGTAGTATAATCCTTATATACCTTACCATTAGGATCTCCATCAAACATAGAGAACTGCCAGAGATAACATCCACCAGTAACTCTGAATAAACAAGATCTTTCAATATTATCATTCTCTGGATCAGGAACATACTTAGGTCTTATCTTTGTCTTTCTTAAATCTAAACCAACAAGAGAAGTACCACGAGGAAGAATTACACCACCATGAATACTATTCAACTTATAGAGTTCATTATTGGGTGAATCTAAATCAAAATTACTTGTTAAATCAAATGGTGGAAAATTATCAGACGATGATCCACTTCTAAGTTTAAAATTATCAGATCCATCAGGAATATAACCAGGTCTATTATCTACAATATGATCACCAGGATATATTAATACAGTCGTTTTACCAAATCTATCGTTATCTAATCCTTTCTGGTATGAAAACCTCGATGCCTCTACTAAAGCACGTTGAATTGTTTTAAAAGGACGTGTTAATGAGTTTCCCTGATTCTCTATACTATCTGTTGCATCCAAATCATTTGGATTAACATAGAGAATGTTCCCTCTCGTCGATTTTAAAAAATTATCTAATCTGGAAAGACCCATCTTACTCAACTATAGTTCTTGTTATGGATTATTTATCATCACAAAAACCCATCTAATCAATAGGAACCAATTCAGGATTTTCTAATTCTAATTCAAATATCATAGGATTACACTCTTCTTGCATTAAGTAAGCATATGCCATATAAAGATTATCTTCATTCCACCTTTTTTGTTCATTAGCTAATGCAACAATTTCCGAATCTTCTTTTGCAACTTCAGGTAATTCATCAAATGTAAATGGAACATTCTGAATGAAATACATGAGAACAAGTTTTTCACCTTCACTAGTATCATACCAACAATATTGAGTGTGTATGAGGTATTTCATTTTTCTATTATTTTTCCTCCGTTTTATTTATATTTTAATGTGGATTATAAAGTCCAAGATAATAAACAAATAAACAAACGGTGACAATCATCGCAAGACCAATAAAATAAATCATAATCAAATAGGATCAACGTAGGATACGGTGTCAACAGGTGCGTGTTCACGAACGTAATTTAATACGCTTATGAACTCTTCAGGAGTATCACACTCTACAGTCTTCTTATCCCCCTCATTAGAATAGATGTGAACAGTCCTTCTAACGGTGTCTACGACACAACGAGATAAGTATTCTTCTTCCATAGAGTGTCCTGCATATCTAACTATAATAGGGTAAAGTGAGGAATTTGTCAAGATGGCATCAGAATTGAATCAATATGCAATATATGATTGCAATATTCTAAGAATCAACTTAAATGAAATGGTTCAGAGAAGAGCATCATCTCAAGGTAAAACATTAACCGATCAAGAAATAGATGATATAGCAGTAGTTCTTAGGAGAAAAATAGACTGGGAACCAATCTTTAGTCAGATTGATACTTATCTGTAGAAGTATTATACCAAAAAGAAAGAGCATAACGATCTGCTCCTACTACCCTAGTGACATGGTGTTTGTGTTGAGAATTAGAAAATATTAATAACTTACCTGCCTTTGGTTGTACCTCAAACTCTTTAAATCCAGTATAACCTCCTTCAAAATCATCATTCAAATAAAGAAGTGCTGCAAATAAATCATAGATACCATCCTTTGCAGAATTATCATAATGTGGTTTCATAAAAGTTCCTGGAGTCCATTTTATGACTCCAACATAATCTGGATTAGCCCTATCATCAAATAGTTTACATATCCTTGTTACTCTATTAACAACATTAGTATAAAAATCATCAGTTTCTCCCTTCATATCAATAAATTCTGCATGACCTTGATACTGAGCAGAATCTAAATTCTCATCCTGCCTTGCGTAATGAGCAGCATAATCATAGTCATCCTCTTGTGGTTCACTAGGAGGAACAGTATCTCCCTCATGCCCCACAGCAGTCATCTCAGCACGTTCTATAAGTTTCTTACATTCACTAGGAGATATAAAGTTCTCCTCAATATAAATTAATTTCTTCACATAGTTATAGTATTAGGTGGTCCTGCAAAATCAGGATCATCATATCTTGGATTTGCTACACCAGGCTTGTAATTGGGATCAGGATAATCAAAACAATCTTTACCCTGATACTCAGTTATAAGAGGGTTAATATCTTTTCTTTCTGCATATACATGATAGAAACAATCAATTGGCATACCACCCATAGTTTGAAGATATATCTTTTCATCATCCCATCTCTTTATAATAATATCTTGATGTGCTCCAATAGGTTGGAGTTGAACAGTAATACTATTAATATGAACTAAATCCTTCCAATATCTTGGTAAAAAGATTTCCTTTCCTCTCCTCAATCTACCTCTATGGTAAACTCCTACCTCTGCTCCCTCAATACAAGCATATCTTAATCTCCACCCCTCACCTTTAGATGGGTGTGGAATATCAAAAGGTTTTGGTTTACCGTCTGATTCAGAAAATCTTGCTGACATAGTTTTACCGCCTGTTCCTATCTTGAACATTGCCTCACCTGAGTCATTAATCCAGACAGTTCCATTATTAATATTAATTGCTTGCCCTGCACTACTATCAATATAAAGAGTCTTAGATGTTCCAGTATCACCTTCTATAACAGTATTACCCTTCACATATAATGATTTATTTGCTGGAACACAATCCTTATCATCATTCTTTGTTCTACCTACCATCAAGGTGGCAAAATTATCTGGAAACTCAGTAGGACCACCAAAAACTGCTGGACCTTCACAATGCATAGATCCATTTATCTTTTCATCACCTTGCTTAATAGCAGGAACAATCCCTGTTCCTACTTGGAGTTGTCCTCCACAACTTATGTCATCAAATCCCCAAGACATTTTTATTCCTCCTATACTTGATTACTTTCTTTTTGCATTCTCTGTCCACCTGTCTTAGAATCTTTCTTAGAACAGGCATCAGTAACACCTCTAATTACAGATCCATAGAGCTTCAAACAACTATTAGCAGCTATACTAATAATACCAGTACTTGTAATTCTAGTCAAGGACTTAGAATCTAAAATTATCTTCTTGGTTTCATGAACGGTAAAAGTTTCTGTTGCACTACAAGTAATATGACCTTTATCACCACCCTCACCAATAGCAACTAATTCAATATCAGTTCCTTGTAATCTAATCTTACCATTAGTGGCAGTAATACAAATATCACCATTCAATGCATTTATAACACAAGTGGTATCTGCTTCTTCATTATCACTTCCACATTCAACTTGAAAATTACCAGGACTTGTAGAACTTGTCCACCCCTTCCTTTCACCATCAATCTCTAAATTAAATTGATGACGACCATCAGGTGTATCAAGTTTAACTCCAGAAGTAACAGTTGCCTTTTTGTCAAGATGACCAAAAGAAATAGACCCTTTATCAGTACCATATCTTACAGCACTATAGTTCTTTTTAGCTTGCCCTTTTTTTCCACCTCTATCGAGATTTTGATTATTAGCTGTTGGCATAATTATTAAGTAAGATTATCGGGGGTTCCAGGAATGTTAAGTCTAGGATTGTTGCTGTTAATGTCCGTACCCTGTCTCTGAATTGCAGATGGAGGTGTAGTAACACGAGCATCAATACTCTCCAGTAGAGTAGCATAGATTTGAACCTTTTGACCAGGTGTATCATAATAACCCGCATAACGAATACCATTCTCATAGAAAATAGCACCATAGTAAGGTTTACCATCATAGTATCCAGTTTGTTTCAAACCAGGAAGATCAGTAACCTGAATTAATCTCTTTGGATCAACTCCAATAGGATCTAAAACAGTTTTTAATAGTGGTATACCCTTATAACCAATACCTGTGCCTGATCCTCTTACTATTACTTTAGGATACTCCCTAAAACCATTAGGAGGAGTTGGTTCTCCAGGATCTGCTTTTTCAACTAATGAAGGATCATCAGGATCATCAACAACAGTTACTACTGTACATACAGTACCACCCACATCACCAGTAATACAATATGTTGTAGTTTCTGTAGGACAAACCTTTACGGTTCCTCTTGGAACGACAGGGACATTACCAACTCCCTTATCAATTGTCAATTTTGTATTTAATTTAGAAGTATAAACAAGTTCAGTACATTCTCCTTGAACTATTATTGAAGGATTACCATCAAGTGTTACTGTGGGTGTTGGTGGATCTCCTGGAAGTCTAATAACAGGAGGATCACCAGGCCCTGGTGGTACGGGTGGAGTTTTGCGAGGATCAAATTCTAATATCTCTCCAAGTGGACCTTTAGGAGGAATATAACATATCTCTTCACCAGTTTCAGTATTTACAATACATACCTTATCATCTGGTCCATAATTAATTCCTTGATCTTCAGGAATAACTTTATCCAACTCCAAAATAACAGATGGACCTGAAGGATCACCATCACGTTCAGGAGGTAGAGGAGGATCAAATCCATTTCCTGGATCAGTAATAATAACAGAAGTAACAATACCAACACCATCTATCTTTTTAGGACAAGGTGGTGGAATAAGAATTGCAGAAACACCAAGAGGATTAACTGTCCAAGGTTTACCCTGTGCTGTTCCTGATCTTGGATCTACTTTTGCTACATCTACTTTTCTTGTAATCTTTACAGCAGCAACAGTAGGATTATATCTAAATGTGCCATCAGTACCTGTATCACGAAAATCTATATTCATTAAAACTAATTCTAGTTTTCTCTTTCCTTTAGTAGCATTAAACTGAGTTTTTGTTATACCTTTACCAACCTCTGCCTCTGCAACTTGAATACCATCAACCTTTACAAGCAAAACATCGTCTGCTTCTGCCTGTATGTCATACGTTCCTTTTTCAGGAAAATCAACATTATTAAATGTCATTGTCCATGTCTTACCATTAAAATTGGCAATATACTCTTCATCAGTAGTGAACGTAGGGGTGAGAAATGGTCCTAATGTTCCCGAAACATAAGTTGATATAGGAGGTCCAGAATAACTAACACCATCTTTCGTAGACCCACCAGTAAGACCTTTACCATATTCTATAGTTGTTATATCTTTAGAAGGAATTCTATATTTACAAGTATTTCCAACCATATTATAAAACTCACCATCAGTAGCAGAAGCCATGATATCAACCCAATCATTATCCGTCCAATCCTCCATTTGAACAACACCCTTCCCCTTATTCCTCAATCTAATATTGGCATTATTATTCTGATTATAAGTTGCATTATCTGGATATATGTAAACATCCTTTGTTTCATTCCCATGTTGTCTATTTGTTCTAGTCCAAGTTTTATCGGCAACAGAAAATGAATCAAGAGAAACACCACCAGTTCTTGGATTATCAGACCATACTAAAGTAATAGTTACCTTAACTCTCTTTCCAGCAATACCACCAGTAACTTTAAGTCCTTTACCATCATCAGTAAATGTAACCTCCCCACCATCAGTTTTATCTATTACAATTGAAGCATTTGTATTATTACGACTACCATCCACTAAATCAATAATTTTTCGATTATTC